AATGGTAGAAAAAATTAAACAATATGGAGATGATGTTACTAAAAGATTTTCAACTCAAGAAAGAGAACAAGTATATAATTATAGAACATCCGATGCAGATTATGAATTAATAGAAGATTTAAATACCGGGGACACAAGAATTAAAGTTATAAAAGGAGACCCTGATCTTCCTGGATACAAAGAACAAGAACTAACTTTAAGTAAAGGTAAAATAGATGAAGCTACAGGAAATGTCCCTGATGCGTATGATGAGTACACAGTCAGATCAGATTTTGATGGTAAGATGAAAGACATTGATGAAGGCATAGATGGCATAGATGATCTAATAGAAGATACCATTGGTTTTGAAAATGTTTCTATAAAAGAGTTGGAAGATATGGGCTATGATGTAAATAGATTATCTCCAGATTTTAAAAAGAAACTAGGAATTAAGTAATGTATTCTAAAGGTAAAAAGAGTGGTCCACCACCAAAAAAAGGCCCTACACCACAAGGCTTGAATATTCAATATAATACTGTTAAAACAGTCAAACAATCTGGAGAAAAAATAAATGGCAGAGATAGACAAGGCGCTACCAAATATAAAAGTTCAACCTGAAGAAACAACTGACGATATCGCAGTTGAAATGGTTGAAGAAATTGAAAAGGTACAACCTGGTGAAACTGAAATTACTGAAATGGAAGATGGATCAGTTGATGTAAACTTTGATCCAGAATCTTTAAGACAATCACAAGCAACTGACTTTAATGCTAACTTAGCTGATTTTGTAGATGAAAGAGAGTTAGGATATTTAGCTTCTACACTTTATCAAAATTATCAAGACTATAAAAGTTCTAGAAAAGATTGGGAAAAATCATATACTCAAGGATTAGAACTATTAGGATTTAAATATGAAAACAGGACGGAACCGTTCGCCGGTGCTTCGGGTGCCACTCATCCGGTGCTTGCTGAAGCTGTTACTCAGTTTCAGGCGTTGGCATATAAAGAGTTACTCCCAGCTAATGGACCAGTCCGAACACAAATAATCGGAGTTCAAACTCCAGAAAAAACTCAACAGTCAAATCGTGTAAAAGATTTCATGAACTATCAGTTGATGGATCAAATGAAAGAATACGAACCTGAGTTTGATCAAATGTTATTTTATTTACCTCTTGCAGGTTCAGCATTTAAAAAAGTTTATTATGATGATTTATTGGAACGAGCAGTATCAAAGTTTGTTCCAGCAGATGATTTAATTGTTCCGTACACAGCTACCTCATTAGATGATGCGGAAGCAATTATTCATCGAATTAAAATTTCTGAAAATGAATTACGAAAACAACAAGTGGCAGGTTTTTATAGAGATGTAGAATTAAAAGCAGGTAATGATAATTTAACTGATGTTGAGAAAAAAGAACTTGAATTAGAAGGCACTGTTAAAACTGGAAGAGATGATGATGTATTTACATTATTAGAGTGTCATGTCAATTTAGACTTAGAAGGTTTTGAAGATGTTGGACCTGATGGTGAACCAACAGGAATTAAATTACCTTACATTTTAACTATTGAAGAAAATTCTAGAGAGATATTATCTATTAGAAGAAACTACGAACAAAACGATCCAAAGAAATCTAAAATACAATACTTTGTACATTTCAAGTTTTTACCAGGTTTAGGTTTTTACGGTTTTGGTTTAATTCACATGATTGGTGGATTATCAAGAACTGCAACCAGTGCACTAAGACAATTACTAGACGCTGGAACATTATCAAACCTACCTGCCGGATTTAAACAAAGAGGTATTAGAATTAGAGATGATGCACAAGCAATTCAACCGGGTGAATTTAGAGATGTAGATGCTCCTGGTGGAAACATAAGAGATGCTTTTATGACTCTTCCTTTCAAAGAGCCAAGTGCAACACTTCTTCAACTTATGGGAGTCGTGGTAAATGCAGGACAAAGATTCGCTTCCATAGCGGACCTGCAAGTAGGTGATGGGAATCAACAAGCAGCTGTGGGCACGACTGTAGCCTTGTTAGAAAGAGGAAGCAGAACAATGTCTGCTATCCATAAGAGAATTTATTCCGCACTTAAAAATGAATTTAGAATTTTATCAAGAGTATTTAGATTATACTTACCTGCAGAATATCCATACGATGTAGTTGGGGGTCAAAAAATGATTAAACAATCAGACTTTGATGATAGAGTGGATATACTGCCAGTTGCTGACCCTAACATTTTCTCACAGACACAGCGTATTTCTTTAGCGCAAACAGAACTGCAACTGGCAATGTCAAATCCGCAAATGCATAATTTGTATCAAGCATATAGAAATATGTATGAAGCAATTGGTGTAAAGGATGTTGACACCGTATTAATTAGACCACAACCACCACAACCAAAGGACCCTGCTTTAGAACACATCGATGCTTTAGCAGGGAAACCATTCCAAGCGTTTCCGGGTCAAGATCATAGAGCACACATGACTGCTCACTTAAATTTTATGGCAACAAACATGGCAAGAAACAATCCAATTGTTATGGCATCGTTAGAGAAAAATATTTTTGAACATATTTCTTTAATGGCACAGGAACAAGTTGAAATAGAGTTTAAAGATGAGATGCAACAACTTCAACAAATGCAAATGATGATGCAACAGAATCCACAAATGGCTCAACAAATGCAAATTCAAGCTAGAATGATGTCTGAAAAGATCGAATCTAGAAAAGCAGTACTCATTGCAGAGATGATGGAAGAATTTATGAAGGAAGAAAAAGAAATTACTTCACAATTTGACAATGATCCTATTGCAAAACTACGAGCAAGAGAGTTAGATATCCGAGCACAAGAAAATGCACGTAAGAAAAAGGTTGATGATGAGCAAATTAACCTAAATAAAATGAAAGCAATGATGAATCAGATGCAAACTGACGAAAAATTACAACAAAATGAAGATTTAGCACAGTTAAGAGCGGATACTTCAATTGAAAAAACAATTTTAGCTGCTAAATTAAAAGCTCAAAGGAGTTAAACTGTGTTTCCATGGTCAATAATAGGCACTGCACTTAAAACTGGTGCTGAAATTTATAAAAATAAGAAAAAATCCGAAATTATCATGTCAGAAGCACGAATTGTGCATGCTGAAAAAATGAAAAGAGGTGAAATTGAGTACACTGGACAGATTGCTCAAAATCAAAAAGGCGACTGGAAGGACGAATTCGTACTTTTAGTGCTCTCAAGTCCGTTGGCAGTCTTAGCGTACGCAGTTTTTGCTGAAGACAAGGAGATTGAAGCCAAACTTGACTTGTATTTTGACAAATTATCTGCTATGCCTTGGTGGATAACCGGACTTTGGATTTCTGTCGTTGCGGCGATATATGGAATTAAAGCAACGGACATTATCAAAACTAACGGAGGAAAAAATAATGGCAAATAAAAGATTTAATAAACAAGTGCCTGGTTTTGGATTTATAAAAGGCAAACCTGAAAAAGGAACTGAAGCTGTAAAAGGCAATGTATCTCCTCAGGAAAAGAAAAACATTGCTTTCTCAAAATCTAGAAAAGTAAAAAACACAGCGAGTTAATTATGGCTAAAAAATTTCCAGATTTAACAGGCGACGGTAAAGTTACTAAAGCTGATGTATTAAAAGGAAGAGGTGTTTTTGCTCATGGCGGACCTGTTGAAGTTAAAGCAGATGATTCTGTTGACACAGTAGGAAATCCAAAAGGTAAAAAAATAAATGCTCAACTTACAGGTTGGGGAAAAGCTAGACACTAATGAAAAAAGGTTATCATAAAACAAAAGACGGAAGAACAGTTAAAAAAGGTCTGTATTATTATATGAACAAAGCTAAAAAATCTGGCAAAAGCAAACCAGGTAAAGGAAGTGTATCTTCTGCAGCTTTAAAAAGATCGGCAAAAACCGCTAAGAAATAATGGCAACTACAAAAAAGAAATTAACTACAGCACAAAAATATAGTCAACTTAAAAGACAAACAGAAAATGCTGGTATGAAAGTTAAAGAAGTTGATGGAAAAATTGTAGTCACTAGAAAAAAGAAAAAATAATGATTAGAAACTTTAAAGATGTTGTAGTTTTATTAATTACAACTGGTGTTCTAATTTTATTAGGCACAATTATTATTGGAGATTATATTGTAGCACTAGAAGAAAATAGACCAGTAGATGATTCTGTAATTACACTTATGAAAATGTCAGTGACGGGTTTGATTGGAGTCATAGGAGGATACATTGGAGGAAGTAAAAGCTAATGGCAAGAACTGCTGCATGGCAAAGAAAAGAAGGAAAGTCTCCGTCAGGAGGTTTGAATCAAAAGGGAGTTGCATCTTATAGAGCAGCTAATCCAGGTTCAAAGTTAAAAACAGCTGTAACAACGAAACCATCTAAATTAAAGAAAGGTTCTAAGGCTGCTAATCGTAGAAAATCGTTCTGCGCACGTATGACAGGTATGAAAAAAAGATTAACATCTGCAAAAACTGCACGCGATCCCGATTCTAGGATTAACAAAAGTCTTAGAAAATGGAATTGCTAAATGGCAGAACATTATACACTAGAAACATTTGTACCCACACTTAGAAAAAAAATAAGAGATTCTTACCAGTCTGTAGGTGAAACTATGGTTGCTGGAGGAGTAAAAGATATGGAACAATATCGATATCTTTTAGGACAGGCGCATGCCTTACAATTAATGGACCAGGAAATATCAAACCTGCTAAATCCAAAGGAGGATAAAAAAGATGATACTGAAAGAGATGAGTCAAACATCATCCGATTCAAAGGAAGTCCCGAAGACTAAACTTGCATTGGAAGAAAAATACAAAGAACAAAATAAAAAAGAAGAAGAGGTAAAATTAAAAAGAGTTGACGAAACAAATGTTGATTCTGTGATTGATGAACTACCAGAACCATCTGGTTGGAGAATATTAGTTTTACCATTCACACCTAAAGATAAAACTAAAGGTGGAATTATTGTTGCACAAGAAACTTTAGACAGATTAAGAATCGCAGTGAACTGTGGTTATGTTCTAAAGA